CCAGCTTCCAACTTCGTTACATGATTCTTAATGTAATCCATTTCTTTAGAGAGTTGTTCTCTCAGCTCTCTCAACTTTGTTTCCACGGTTGTGTATACTTCCGTGAAGCGTCCGTCTAAGTGTATTCTAAATTCTTTCAAGTCTGCTCTTATTGAAACGTTGAACTCTTTTTGATTAACTTCGATACGCTCTAGAGCTTTGTCGTGTCTCGATTGTATTTCACTAATGAGTTCTTTGTTCTTCTGGTCGTTCTTATTAGAATTGAAGCGCAGGTAGTACACTGATGGGCCAATCAAAGTTGCCGCTGTCCCTAGCAATGCCACCATAAGTTTGAGAAATTCGGCATCCATCTTTATTGACTTCCGGTTGAATTTAAAGTAATATTGGCGTAATAATTTATCTTACATACATTTATTTAGTTGAAACCTATGATCAATCAAAAGTATCACATCGATATTGCTTGGATCAATAGACTTTCTTTCGGCCTCAACCGCTTCAAGAAGGTTAAGACGGACGTTTATAATTGTCGATGCCCGGTTTGTGGTGACTCGAAAAAGAATAAGCGGATAGGACGTTTCTATTTTTACAAGAAGAAACAACAAATGAACGTCATGTGCCACAACTGTGGTTACAGTAAGTCTCTCTTCAGTTTCATCAAGGAGCAATATCCCTTCGATTTTGAAGAGTATAAGAAAGAAACGATGTTTGATTCGTTCCGGCCTCGGGAGCTTCCTAAGATTGGTCAGAACCGTCCTGTAATAACCCTGGAGGCGGATGATGAAAGCGCCTTAGAAGAGATTACAGAAGCTCATAGCATGGATAACGTCTTAGCGGACTGTATCAACATTCTAGACCTTCCGGACGGACATAAAGCTAAAGACTATTTACTTAGCCGAGCATTCTCAGAATCTGAGCTTGAACGTCTTTACTTCTCCGCTGACTTTAAGGTTGTAGCGGCTAAGTTGAATCAAGAGTCTGCGGATAAACTCCCGGACAACGAACAGAGAATTGTTATCCCGTTCGTAAACGAGTACGGTCAAGTTGAAATGCTTCAGGGCAGATCTTTGGATCCAAACTCAAAACTCAAGTATATTTCTATCAAGGTTAACGATGAGGTTGAGAAGGTCTATGGACTCTATGAAGCGGATAGGGATAAGACTACATACTGCGTGGAAGGCCCATTCGACTCTCTTTTTGTTTCTAACTGTCTTGCTTCTTGTGACGCTAACCTAACTCGGGTTGATGCTGACGTTTACATCTGGGACAATCAACCTCGGAACAAAGACGTTCTTAAGTACATGGAAGCGGCTATCGAGGCTAAGAAGAAAGTTGTTATCTGGCCGTTCGTTCCAAAAGAAAAGATGGATATCAACGATCTGATTAAGAAGGGCGTAACCCGCGAACAACTTATGAAGACGATAAAGAAATCAACCTATAGCGGTCTTACCGCGAAGATGAAGTTTATGGAGTGGAAAAAACTGTGAGCACTTATCTGATCTGTTATAAAGTTCGTTATTCTGAGTATGATATAAAAGAAGCGTACCAAAAATTTTTAAAATTGGATGGTAAACTAACTACAGAAAGATTCTTAATTGAAGAGGAAAATATTAAAAACGAAATAAACAAAACTCTAGACGTAGGCTTTATAATTAGCGTTGATATAACCTATATCTACAAGTTCGAGGATTAAATATGGCCAAGTATGTAATAATTTTAAAAGATCCGGCTGCCGAAGAAGTTGTTAGACAGCTTGAAAGTTCCGCAATTAAGGATAAGTTTATACTTGCCTTCTATACAAAGCGTTTTGATAAGCTCAATAAGCCAAACTTTGCTCAGTTCTCGTTGTTAGAGATACCTACTTCCGATCACGAAGCGTTCATTGAAGCTCATGTAAAGCAACTAGCTCCGCCGCTCGTAGTTAGGATCTACACTTACCCAAAAGAAAATCCTGTATAAATCTGTTTATCAAAACAACTCTTCAAAAGGTAAAGTATGTCAGTATTAGATGACCAAGTTGTTAAACTGGAAGTCTTGCGTATGGTTAATGACGGTGTTAGTCAAAAGGATATTGCTACCCAACACGGCGTATCCCGCGAGACTATCAACCGTTTCATTAACAAGAAAACGCACGTCGACTGGTGGGAACAAAACGATAAGCCTATTGCTTCAGGTAGCCTCTATGATCACCATCATAAGGTTAAAACTTTTTCTGAAAAGAAATTCATCATCACCTCTGCGCAAAATAATTCTTATGTCCATTCTAAATTCTTGGAATCATTACACGTTATGGCTGAGCGTTATGACGCTCGTCTTATGGTGGGAACTTTTAGCTACAATAAAAGCGGCTTCCAGAACCTCGCTAAAGGAGACTCTGAATGGTTTGATACTAAGATCAAGGATTATATTGTTGATGAACCCGTCTATCTGGCTCCTGACCTCATATGGTGCGGCGAGCTTAATATACTTCCTACAGCGGTTAATCCACTCAGCGGTTTCCATAGTTACACAAAGAACTGCTCGGGTATTATTCCGCATGCAAAGGTTCAGCTAGAAAGTCTCCCGTCTCATAAGAATTGCGGCGCTAGGATGCTCTATACAACTGGCGCAGTAACTCAACGTAACTACATCCAAAAGAAATCTGGTCAGAAGGCTTCCTTCCATCACATCTTTGGTGCGTTGTTTGTTGAAGTTGATAAGAAGGGCGATTGGTTTGTACGTCAGCTTATTGCGGATACCGATACCGGCGAGTTCTACGACCTCGACACTCTCTACACGCCCTCGGGCTACGAGACTGGCTTACCTGTAGAAGCTATTAACTGGGGTGATATCCACGCCGAGAAGGGCGACCAGGAGGTGTACGACGCTAGCTTCGGTTATACCGGGGAAAGTATGTTGGACGTTCTTGAGCCTAAGTTTCAGATGGTTCATGATGTACTTGACTTTACGTCTAGGAATCATCATACAATCTCTGATCCTTATATCCGTTTCAAGAATCATATCAGAGGGAAAGACTCTGTTGTAGATAACATCAAAGAAGTTGGGAACGTCCTTAACCAGATGAACCGTTTCTTCTCTAAGATTGTTATTGTAGAGAGTAACCATGATCTTGCGTTAGAGAAGTGGCTTAAGACTGCGGACTATAAGAATGATCCTGAAAACGCGATCTTCTTTCTTGATTGTCAGTTAGCAACTTATCGAGCAATGGCTGATAATGATAAGACCTTCTCTGTCTTCAAATATGCTCTAGAAACTTTCCAACCTTGGGTTGTTAAAGATGTTCTCTTCTTGGATACTGATGAGAGTTTCATGATTGGTGGAGAAGATGGAGTTGAGTGCGGTTGTCACGGGGATTTGGGAACTAACGGTTCGCGGGGTAGTATTAACGCATTCCAGAAGCTGGGGACTCGATACAACGTAGGCCATAGTCACTCTGCTGCTATTAAAGACGGCGTGTATCAAGCCGGAGTCTCGGGCAAGTTAGACATGGGGTACAACCGTGGGCCTAGCTCCTGGAGCCATAGTCATATCGTTACCTATCCAAATAGCAAGCGGACAATAATCACTATTAAAAATGGGAAGTGGCGCGCATGATCGTATATCAAGTTGTTCTAATTGACAGTGATGGAGCTAGCTTTGAAGAAAGGCCGCTTAATCCTGTTTTTAAGAGTAAAGGAAGAGCGAATAGCATCCGAGACAAATATATCAAAGAGGGCGATTGGTGGGACGTTGAAGTTCGTGAGTTGGAAGTTGTATAAATTAGTAAAGAAACTAAACTAACGAAAAGGATGTATCTTAATGATTAACAAAGACCTTTCGCCTCATCGCTATATCACTCCAGTTGCTGTTAAGCATGACGTTTATCTTTATGATGACGTTGGGAGTTCTGAGAACTATGTTGATCTTATTCAGTCTCTTAATGAGGCTACAGAGAATGAGATTTTCAATATCCATATCTCTACGGGCGGCGGCGACTTGGATGGGGCTATTGCTCTCATTCACGCCCTGCGCACTACTAAGGCTATTACAATCGGCTTTGCTGATTCAATCGTAGCCTCGGCCGGTACTATCATCTTTCTGGCCTGTCAACAATGGGTCATTAACGAATTCTCCTACTTCATGTTTCATGATGGTTCTGGAGTTATTGCTGGTAAGTTTAACGAGACCGCTAAGCAGATTGAAGCTATTCAACGTCTGTACCGTCAGATTGCTGATAAGTTGTACCGTCCATTCTTCAGCGATGAAGAGATTGCTAAGATCATGGAAGGTGCTGACCTCTATCTAACTGCGGAACAGATGGGCGACCGTATTGCTATTGCCTTCCCCGAACTTGTAGAAGATGAAGAAGAACCTACGTTAGCAATTGAAGACGATGACGAAGTTACACTTTTAAGGGGCTAAAATACTGCCTATATACAGGGGTAATGTTAATTTAACCCACCCCCTGTATACTAAGGAAGTACCTATGTCTTTGATTAAAAAAGAAGTTATCTGCTCTGATTGTGACAAACATTTTATTCTTGTAATCCAAGAAACTGATAGCCACGAACTGTTGTCTTGTCCCTTCTGTAATATCCCTCTTCCAGAAGATGAAGTAGTTGTAGAAGAGGACGAGTAATGACTATCGTTGCTGGTATCGATTGGTCAATGACCTCGCCGGGAATTTGTATCTACAACACGAAAGATAAATTAAAGTTTGCTAATTGTCAGCTTTTCTTCTATAATGATAAGCCTAAATTCGAGAAGTCCTTTGAGAACGTTCACGGATTTAAACAAAAGCCTTATGAATGCCAGGAAGAACGTTACAATAATCTTTCTGACTGGGCGATGAATATCCTCCATAAGTTTGGCGTTAAAAGTGTTACAATGGAAGGCTATGCGATGGGCGCGTCTAAAGGACTTGTCTTTAATATCGCTGAGAATGGCGGTCTGTTGAAACATAAGATGTGGTTAGCTGGTATTGAAGTTCAATGTCCTGCCCCCTCCGCTGTAAAGAAACACTTCACAACTAAAGGCAACGCTAATAAACTCGCTATGTACGAAGCTCTTAAAGCTAGCGAAGGCATTGACGTTGTTGATCTGTTTGTAGGTATTACAACTAAACCAGAAGACTCTCCCGTATCAGACGTAGTGGATGCTTATGCTATGGTCAAGTATATGATTGGAAGTCCAGATTCTAAATTCATGAAGTAAGGTACAAAGAGGAAATAATGGAAGAAATTTATCTGTTGAAACGTAATGGTACTAAAGAAGTTCTGATGATTGAAAAGATCCGTAAAGTTCTTGAATGGGCTTGTACTGGTGTTAGTGGTGTAAGTGCCTCGGAAATTGAATCTCAAGCTCGTCTTAAGTTCTTCCAGGGCATGAAGACTTCTGACCTTCACGCTTCTCTAATCTCCGCAACCCACGAACTAATCTGTGAGGACACTCCAAACTTTGATTTGGTTGCTGGTCGTCTCTTGATGTTTGATCTACGCAAGCGTGCCTTTGGTCAATATGAAGTTCCTCGTTTGTATGATCTTTTAAAGGACAATACCGAAAGTGGTTGGTATCACAAAGACCTTATCGGAATGTATACCGAACAAGAGTGGGATAAGATTGAATCCTTTGTAGATCACAACCTTGACCTGAACTTCAAAATCTCCGGCGCACGTGAGTGGACTGATAAGTATCTTGTTAAGAACCGTTCTACGGGAGAATACAAAGAGTCTCCGCAAATTGCTTACATCCTTATCTCGGCTCTGTTGATGCACAAGTATAAGGACGTTGAAGGGCTTAGTCTGGTTAAGGAATATTACGAAGACCTCTCTAACGGCACTACAAGCATTCCCTCGCCTATTACGGCGGGCGTACGAACTCCTTACCCACAAGGCGCGTCCTGTGTTGTTATTGAGGCTGACGATAACCTAAGTTCTATCACGGCTACCGTAGATGCTTGCGTTAAGTATGCTTCTAACAAAGCGGGCCTTGGTGTAGGTATCTACAACTTGCGTGCGGAGAAACAACCTGTACGTGGCGGTGCTGTAACAACTACCGGGCCTATCCCGTTTGGTCAACTTATAGCCTCAGCTATCTCGTCTTGTTCTCAAGGCGGTATCCGTAAAGGTTCTGGTACGCTCTACCATACAATCTGGCACAAGGATGTTTGTAAGCTTCTTGTTCTGAAGAATAACCGTGGTACTGAAGAAACTCGTATCCGTCATATGGATCACGCCTTCAATATTAATGGTTTCTTGCTTCGTAAGATTCTTAAGGGCGAACCTGTTGCTTTGTTCTCTCCTGAGACAGTTCCAGATTTGACTAAAGCGTTCTACGACGATCAGGAAGAATTTGAACGTCTGTATGAGATTTACTCTAAGGATGAAAGTCTGGCGACTCCAATCTCGGGCGACGAAATCCGTAAGTTGATGGTTAACGAACGTGGCGGCACTTCCCGGATTTACTTCCACTTCGTAGACAACACTAACGAACAAGGTACTTTCATCCCGTCCAAAGCTCCTGTACGTCAGTCTAACCTGTGCTTGGAGATTACGCTTCCGACTATCCCGCTCCAGATGTTTGATGACCCAGACGCTCTTATAAGCCTTTGTACGTTGTCGGCTATTAACTGGGCTAAGATCAAAAAGCCTGCGGACTTTGAACGTGTATGCCGTAACGCGGTATTTGCTCTAGATAGTCTTTTGGATTATCAACCGTACTTGCTTAAGGCTGCGCATAACAGCACTAAGTGGTATCGACCTCTAGGGATTGGTACTAACAACTTGGCCTACTTCTTGGCTAAGCGCGGTTTGAAGTACAACAAAGATGCGTTTGAAATTGTTGACGAATATTCGGAAGCTCAGGCATACTACCTGACTAAAGCATCTATTGAACTGGCTAAGCGTTATGGCCCTTGTGAGAAATATCAGAACACCAAGTATTCCTTGGGGATTGTTCCTCATGATGTTCGTAAGAAAGCGGTAGATGAGTTGATTCCTCATATCGAGCGTCTGGATTGGGCTACTATCCGTAGTGACCTACTCAAGTACGGTATTCGGAACGCTACTCTAAGTTCTGATATGCCTGCCGAGACATCTTCCCGCGTACACGGTATGACTAACGGTGATGAACCTCTACGCAACGGTATCGTAACGAAGAGCGGAACTAAGCAGGTTGCTCCAGAGTACTCCAAACTTAAGAATAAGTATGACTATGAGTTTGATATGGACTTGGAAGGCTACATTATGTTGATGGCGGTTAAACAGAAGCGGATGTGTCAAGCTATCTCTCTGAATACTCG